GGACCCCGACAGCCTCGTCGACGGAAACAAGCGATGCCCCGACAGCGGGAGGATCTGCAACGAGCGAGACTGCCCCAACGAGTGCCTCGGGGACCACGACGGGTTCTCAGACAACCTCGAGTACACAGGCATCCCTATCCCCACCACCAAGGGGAAAAGTGCGGTCCGTGGTTGGCCTTGTGTTGTCGTTGGAGCTATTCCAGAAGCCTGGGATTCAACAGCCGAATGTATTCCCGGACGTGAGCATAGTGCAGGGGATACTGAATGCAATACTGACGCAGGACTTAATAATGATGGGCCTGCTGCAACAACCAAGCTTTAACCAACCATTTGATGCACCAGACTTAGGATTTGAGCAATGAGCGATTTAGAGAAACTAGACCAAGTACAAGGCTTCGTAGACAAGTGGGTGACTTGGGCCAAGCAAAACACCATGGTGGCAGGCTTCATTATTGCTGGCATACCTGCTATTTTAGGTGCTGGCTACACAGGCATTACCAAGTTCAACGAAGTGAAAGAGATGTATGAGGGCTACAGCGACACAGCTTCTTCTGCATCAAGCGCAGAACGCAAAGTCAAGATATTAGAAGAGAAGGTTGCTGATCAACGGGAAGTGATTGCTAAGATGCAAGAGCGTTTAGCTGAGGCGTTGATGGCGGCCCGTGAAGCTAAGATTGTTGCAGAAAGCGCACAGAAAGAATTACGTTCTGGCTTGGCTGCACAAAAAGTTGAGCTAGATGTGACAAGTTCTACACTTCGTTCAGAGATGAATACATTAAAACGTGCAACAACTAATAGACTAGGACAATAACATGCTATCTTTATTTTCAACACTTGGTGGTTTGCTTATCTCAGGCCTACCGAGCGTATTGGGCTTCTTTCAAGATAAGTCTGACAAGGCACATGAGCTAGAACTAGCTAAGATGCAGACCGAGCGTGAGCTACAGATGTTAGAGCGTGGCTATGTTGCGCAAGCCAAGATGGAAGAGATTCGCACCGATCAAGTCATGATGCAGACTGATGCAGAGATGACCAAGGCAGCGTATGAGCATGATGCCAAAGTGTTGGCTAAAGCAGCTCCGTGGGCTTCTACATTCGTGGCTACCGTGCGTCCGATGGTGACTTACTTGTTCGTAGCCGAGTTGTTTGTGATCAACGTTGGTATTGGTATCTATGTGTTCAACCACCCAGGTGTTATCAACAGCATTGACGACTTACTAAGAATCTCTGACGAAATCTTCAGTGATGACGAGATGGCTATGCTTGGCGGTATTATCGGCTACTGGTTCGGGTCACGTGGATGGTCTAAGAAGTGAAAGTAAGTGAAAAATTAATAGAAATGATTAAGCATGATGAAGGCGTACGCTTTAGGCCTTACCAGTGCCCCGCATTACTTTGGACTTGTGGCGTGGGCCACGTTATTGATCCCACTCATGCACGAGTCAAGCTAGAAGACAGAAAAGCCTTGCCTATTCCAGCCGGTTGGGATAGAACCTTGAGCATGGACGAAGTCAACGACATTCTTAAGAAAGACCTTAACAGGTTCGAAGCGGGAGTCATGCGCCTTTGTCCTAAGACAGAAAAGCAAGGTCATTTCGATGCCTTAGTTTCCTTTTCATTCAACGTAGGCCTTGGTAATCTTCAAAACAGCACACTGCGCATGAAGCACAATCGTGGAGAATTTGAGGCTGCAGCCGAAGAGTTCTTGAAGTGGAACAAGGCTGGTGGTAAAGTACTGAAAGGGCTGGATAAACGTCGCAGAGGCGAAAAAGCCCTATACGAATCTTAGGGTCCAATATGCCACTCAAAAAACTCATATTCAAACCAGGCGTTAACAGAGAAAACACTCGATACACAACCGAAGGTGGGTTTTACGAGTGCGACAAGATCCGTTTTCGTCAAGGCACCCCTGAAAAAATAGGGGGCTGGAATCCCTTGTCTTCAGACACATTCAAGGGTGTTTGCCGTTCTATTTGGAACTGGGTAACACTGACGGCCCTTAATGTATTAGGCCTAGGCACTAACTTAAAGTTCTACATTGAGCAGGGTGGTCTTTATAACGACATCACGCCTGTTCGTACCACAGCCACGCTGACCAATCCATTTACCGCGACCCTCGGCTCACGGGTCATCACTGTTGCAGACACAGCGCATGGTTGCTTGGATGGCGACTTTGTGACTTTCTATGGCACCACAGGTCTTGGCGGAAACATCACGTCTACCGTGTTAAATGGTAATCATCAAGTGACGTTTGTTAATCCAAACACTTACACCATCACTGTGAGCGCTACTGCAAACGCCACAGACGTGTCCGGATCACCAGGCGGGGGCACTGTTTACGCGGTCTATGAAATTCCCACAGGACCTTCTTTTGCCATTCCTTCTACAGGCTGGGGCGCAAGTGCCTGGGGCAGCGGTCCATGGGGCACGGGCGCTACTGATTACGACGCCTTGCGTTTATGGAGTCAAAACAACTTTGGTGAAGATTTAATCTTTGGCCCACGCGGTGGTGGTATTTATTATTGGGACGCTTCTTTAACTGCAACTGGCGTAGGCATAACATTTACGATTGCCTCCCCTTGTGTTGCCACAACCAGTGTCAGCTTGATAAACGGGACTGCTTTGCAGTTTTCTACCACAGGAGCACTACCTACTGGTTTGTTGCCAGGCGTGACTTACTATGTGGTGAACAGTAGCGGTTCTACTTTTAATTTGGCAACCACTGCCGGCGGTTCTGCTTTGGCAACCACAGGCTCACAAAGTGGTACGCACACCATTTCCCCACGAGGCATGGACTTGTCGGACTATGGCTATTCATCTGATGTGCCTGTCATCCAAAACTTTACATTTATCTCAGACATCTATCGATTTGTGTTCTGCTTTGGCGCTAATGATTTGACCTCCACAGCACAGGACCCGATGTTGATTCGTTGGTCTGATCAGGAAGACGCGTTCAATTGGACTCCTGCTGTGACCAATCAGGCCGGTTCAATTCGCTTATCCCACGGATCAGAGATCATCACGGCCACACAGACTCGTCAAGAGGTTCTTGTTTGGACAGATTCATCCTTGTATTCATTGCAATACTTAGGGCCTCCTTATGTTTGGGGCGCTAGTTTATTGGGCGACAACATTTCTATCGTTGGACAGAACGCTACGATAACTGCCTCAGGTGTTACCTACTGGATGGGTGTTGACAAGTTCTATCGTTACGATGGTCGTATTCAGACTTTGCGTTGCGATTTGCGTCAATACATTTTCCAAGACATCAACAAGGCTCAGTTTGAACAAGTATTCTGTGGCACTAACGAAGGCTTCAATGAAGTTTGGTGGTTCTACTGTTCTGCTAACAGCGATGCTGTAGATAGATATGTCATCTACAACTACGCGGAAGACATTTGGTACTACGGCAACATGGCTCGTACAGCATGGCTAGACACCAGCTTGCGTGATCACCCAGTGGCTGCGACCTACGCTAACAATATCGTGAACCACGAAGACGGCTTGGATGACAATACAACAGGCACTGCTGTTCCTATTCACGCCTATATCCAATCTTCTGAGTTTGACATTGACGATGGTCACAACTTTGGATTTATCTGGCGTATCGTTCCGGACTTAACGTTCCGCGGATCAACTGCCACGTCTCCACAAGTAACAATGACTTTGTATCCACTACAAAACTCAGGTTCAGGCTATGACAACCCTGCTTCTGTGGGTGGTACAAACTTTGCTACGGTGACAAGAACCGCAACCATCCCTGTAGAACAGTTCACAGGGCAGGTTTACACCCGTGTGCGTGGACGTCAGTTAGCCATGAAGATTGAATCCAATCAGCTAGGGGCTGCTTGGCAATTAGGTGCACCTCGTATTGACATCAAGCAGGACGGACGCAGATAATGAGCGCCCCTTTAATTCCACCAAGGGCGCCCAACTTACCGTTGGCACCTATACAGTATGAGTCACGTTATGTGGAACAGCTAACAAACGCTTTGCGTTTGTATTTCAATACGATTGATAACTTTTCTCAGCAGTTTGTAGCCGAGACAGGTGGCGGCTATTTAAAGTTTCCTAATGGTGCGTTTCACCAAGACGGCTATACAACCTTAACTACTGCCATACCAAACTCCAGCTCAACGGCAGATATTGTTGTTGCCTCTACCGCTGGGTTTGGTGAAATAATTCCAGGCGCCATTC